TGGCTGTCTGCGTCTGCCTTCAAAATTCGTCCAAACGTGGCGAAATTTGCGGCACCGTCCTCTGATTTAGTAATCAGGAACTGCTTTTTATTCGCAGCCTTGTCAACCAACGATACGAAGCTGATTTTTGCATCTGTAATTGCGTATGCTTTCGCAATCTTAGGCATACTCTCAAACCTCCTTCTGGTTTATTTACTGTTTAACGGACAGCTCCGAGATAATAGGATCACCTCCTTCCTCATAGCAAGTAGCGGAAAATGCACAACTTTTGCATCAGATACGAATGCCTTTGCTTGTAACTCACGATGCCACCTCCCTCCCGA